ACTCTACCGTCGAGAGGTAGCGCCGTGTTCATCTAATAAATGTGTATGGTAAAGCAAACTGGTACCACCTTTCAGGGGTGAGGCATAGTGTTCTGCCAATTTGCTTTATCATTCCCGTTTTACTCTGCTGTTACCGCCAGCGTTTTCATCAGGGGCTCCGCCCGTTCTGTGCATGTTTATAGTGCGCACTAAGACCTCGTTCCTTACACACTTTAAACGTGTTAAGATTCTAACACGTTATCTATTTTATTGTCAACCTTTTCAATATAACCATATTGCAACCTTAATCTTTCAAATTTTTCTCTTATCAATTTGTCAAGTTGTTCATCTGATAACATATGGTCGTTGACAAACTTATCATTTTTGTAATTCATTTGTTGTTCTCCATATAACAAAAAACCCTGGGATCTTTTCAGAGCCAGGGTTTAGATATTCTTACTACGAAAACTCTACTTATCTAAACCCCCCAAAACCTCATTAATATTACGGTCACTTGTTAAGGCATAAAACCCTACAGGCATCCACACCATTAGTGATGGTTGCTTTCTAGTTATATGTGTACAAGTAAAGTTTCTCATAGTAATTTTATTTAGTCCTGATTCAAAATATTATACTTTTTAATGCAATAAATGTCAACTTTTTATTGACCCAAAAGCTTGTTTTAATTTATACATCATTTCAGAAACGCTGTTAACAATGTCTAAATTATCTTCTGACACATACTGTATTGTATCTTCATCATCCACAATACACAATGTTCTTAGTGCCCTTTTTGACTTTATATCTACTCCTAAATTTTCAGATAAACTTAGCTTTGGCGATTGTATGTTGTCAGAAAACAACCACATCGTCGGTGTCATGTTAGTAGATATAGATTGCCAAGCTTTAGTAGAGAAGTCAGGATTCACAGAACCTATTAGTAGTGTCACACCGTTTTTTGCAAGTTCTTGTGTTATTTTATTGAAGTTAAGTAATTCTTCAGGAAACACATAGGAAAAATCCTCTGGATAAAAAACAACGATTTTCCATAATCCTTTTAGTGTAGTTTCAGTTACTAACTTTCTTCCGTTAGGAGAACTTTCATTTGGTTTAATTGCATTTACTGCAAATGGTCCTAACTTTTCGCCTATGTTCTTCATTCTAGTATTTATTCTTGAACTTTGCCCCATTTAAGTTTGAGCCAAAGTCTTTCGTGAATGTAGTGAGCTAATGTCATCCAAATGTTAATAATAATAGCCCCCGCAAGACCAGTGTATATTCCTGTTATTATAGTTGCTGTAATGCGCCATGTTATGGCACGTATAATAGTTCTTTTGTGTGTTTCTGTCATATTTTTGTCCTATAAAAAAGCCCCTTACGGGGCTGATTAATTACTTAACACTCTTGCTACGGACGTTATGACTGCTGCTATTCGTCCAATGTCACGTAATTGTTCTACCGTGTATCCTTCTTTCTTAAGTGTTTCATAATGTGACTTAACACAAAAATGGCACTTACCTACAATGCTTGCTGCTAAACTATATGCCTCAAATCTTGCTTTAGTTGTTCCACCATGACTTGCAATTGCATTCATACGTAGTTGTGGTGGCAAACCTTTGAGTTGCTCATCATCAGCCATTTCAACAAATGGATACCAAATGTTGTTTTGTGCCATTAAACTTGCTGCTGTCATCAGCTTCTTTACGATCTGCTAGTTGACTATGAACCCAAGTCCATAGTTTTGAATTACCTGTTGCGAATGCTGCTGCAAGCGCAACTGCCTCAGCCTCTTCAACTGGCAATGTGCTACGTTTAATTACTGCATCAATATTTAGTTTAGTATCCTTAGCATATTCAGGAATACTTTGTTCTTTTAATGCGTCTACCCATACTGTCATTTTGTTTCCCCTAAACTTAAAATCCAATTTGTTAAAATTAATATTTCTGCATCAGTCAATGTAGGATGAGCAGGCATTTTACCTTTACCGTTTCTAATCACATTTTTAATGTGTTCAGAATCATTGCGATTTTTTTCTGCTACTCGTACAAATGCAGGCGGATAGCTGATACCAATGTGCTGCACACTATGACATCCCAAACAGGCTCTCTGTTTGGCTAGTGCTTCTCCTTCGTTTGCCCAAGCAGAAATACTAAAAAACATCAACAAAATGCTATATTTCATTTTGTTAATGCTCCCAATTGTCTATATCCTTTATATGTAGGGTGTACCTTATCCGCAGAAAGTTCTGGTATTATAATGAAAGTATCACCATAATGTCTAGCAATTTTCTTTACAATTTCTTGCTTTTCAGGTTTGATTGCAGGAACTATCCAAAACACTTGATCCGAATTTACAAAACTTCTTAAAGCAACTAATTCAATTTCGGTGTTAAGATTTTTAAAATCATTACTACCTAAACTAATGATTGTAGTTTTGGCGGGTCTGATTTTTTTAACATATGCATCATTCCAGTCTTTGCTGTTGATACCGCTTTGAGCATAAGCCACACATTCAGTGCGTATTTGGCTTACGCCCTTTGCTATACTATCTCCTAAGATAAGGCACTCTAACATAATTTTCCTTTATAGTGTTTCGCCACCAATTGGACGACTGCATGGGCAAAGTTCGCCAGTTTGCAAAGCGTCTAATACACGTAATGTTTCATCTGGGTTGCGACCAACATCTAGGTTGTTTACTGTAACATGTTGAATAACGTTATTTGGGTCAACGATAAATGTTGCACGTAGTGCTGCACCTGCAGGCTCATAGAAAATACCAAGTTGATCTGCTAATGATAGTTCTCCACGTGCTACATCAGCAAAACTCCAGCTATTAGTTTTCTTCAAATCTTCATGTGCATTACGCCATGCTAATTTGCAAAACTCATTGTCTGTGCTACCGATTAACAAGACTGCATCACGGTCTGCGAAGTCATTATTTAATTTGTCGTATGCTACGATTTCAGTTGGGCATACGAATGTGAAATCTTTTGGATAGTAAACGATTACTTTCCACTTGCCTTCAAAACTTTTTTCTGTGATTGTTTCAAATGCACCATCAACAGTCAATGCACCTGGCTTTACACCTGTTACTGCAAATGCTTCTACTTTATCTCCGATAGTTTTCATGTGTGTCTCCTTTTAAAAAATTATCTTTGCGCCCTACAATTAGGGCATATAACAATTAAGTTATCCTCTTCGTTATTGTGAGTATTATTATCTTTATGATCTACGACAAGTGGAATATCTTTGCCTGCATGTAAATCATTATAACATATCTCACAATGTTTACCACGTTTTTCTATTAAGTACTTCTTAACATACTCTGGAACTTGACGCCATGCAGTAGTTGTTTCGTGTTCCTTCCATTCTTTAATTAAAAGGCGACTACGATATTCTGCTTGGCATTTGTTATTACAGTATTTGTTAGTAAAACTGTGGCCCTTTACAGGATTGTTTCTACCACAGTTTAGACAAGTAAAACAAGAATTCATTTATAGACCATGTTGTAAAGCACTTTGTAATATTTACTGCTCTAGTGCTCCTATTATATACTACTATATTGCGTTTTCAATTTGTTTGGGTAAATTTGTTTTATATTAAATATATTTTATGAATACCTTTGTACTAAACCCAAATGTATATGATGTTGTATTTTTAAGTTACGATGAACCCAATGCCGAAGAAAACTATAAACATTTACTTTCTCTGAAACCAAAAGCAAAAAGAGTTGACGGAGTTAAGGGCAGTGATGCGGCTCATAAGGCTGTCGCAGATATATCAAAAACAGATAGGGTAATCATCGTAGACGGTGATAACAAAATTTCTGCAAACTTTTTTCGCTTCAATGTTTATACCAAACCACATTTTGATTGGACTGACTATGTTTTTAGTTGGAGTAGTTTCAATCCCGTAAACAATAATTGTTATGGTAATGGTGGTATCAAGTGCTGGCCTGTGCATTTGTTAAAAGAAATGCGTACACATGAAGCAGGCGATAGTGTTGATTTTCAGCTTGATAAATATCTAGAATTAAATAGGATCGGCAGTGAAACCATAATCAATCAAAGTCCACAGCAAGCCTTTCGTGCAGGATTTAGAGATGGCATGAAATTATTAGATATTGGAGAGAAAGATTTTGAAAAGATGGATTGGCGAAACCGTGAAAGATTGTATAACTGGATGCACTTAGGAAGTGATGTTAAGAACGGTTTGTGGGCAATATATGGTGCTAGATTAGGGGCATTCTTATTGCTTAGAGGCTATGACATAAGAGTGTTAAATGATTTTAGTCAGTTGGACGAAATATTTGAAATCTATAGCAGAATAGCATCAAATAATTTAAAACACGAATGTGATATATTAGGAAAAACATTTAATAGCAAATATGTGCATGACGTTTTAAGTAGTGATAAAAGTGCAGAAATGAAAAGAAATTATATTGCACCAAAACGAAGTGATGAAGAATTTTTAGCGTTCCCGCAATAGAAATAAGGAAATTGATGCAAATACCATTTGATAAAATAGTGAGGTTTGGGCAACACACAATGCTAGAACATCCTCTTTTTTCTGTAAGTTGGATACTAGGAAGATTCTGCAATTACAAATGTAGTTATTGTTGGCCGTATGCAAACAGCGATACCCCTGATTATCAATCACTAGAAGTTTACAAACACGCAATAGATCAAATCAAGTTACAAGCAAGGCAGAATAAATTTACTGATTTTCATTGGTCATTTAGTGGTGGTGAACCTACTGCATACAAACACTTACTTGAATTAATAAAACATTTAGAAGATGGTGTAACTCCATATCAAAGTATTCATATGACTACTAATTTAAGTCCTAGTAAGAAATGGTGGAGTAAATGGTGTAATAGTACTGACCTTCTTCAACGTAAATCAATTACTGCTAGCTACCATAGTGAGTTTGCAAATGAAAATGAATTTGCAGAAAAATGTTTATACTTAATGGGCGAGAATGTATATGTGACTATCAATCAAGTGATGGTGCCTAGTCAATTCTATGACTTATACGAACGATGCAAACGTTTTTACGATAAAGGAATAAATGTAACACTGAAGCCACAAAGTAATGAAAGTGCAAATGCAATTGTAGATGGTTATACGTCTGAGATGATAGAGATAATGCAAAAAGGATTTCCACAACAAGTAAATGAAGAAAATCTTTATCAGATACGATTGTACGACGGTGATAACAATGAATACAAGTTTGATCAGGCCGAAAGATTTAATGCTTTCGGCTTTAACCAATTCACCAATTGGCATTGTAATAGCGGATATCAAAGTGTTATAATACGTGGCAATGAAGTTAAGCGTGGCTATAGTTGCAGTGACTTTAGATTAGGCACACTAGATAAAGGATTTGGATTGTTTGGCAATCCTGTAACCTGTATTACAAACAGGTGTGTAAGTAGTGCAGACAGTAAGATACCAAAATGCAAATTGACCTAGAACACATTATGTTTTGGATGGACGCTATAAGAAATAGTGAGGACCCAAAACGCACATTAGAAAGTTTTTGGAAGGGTCAGATTCGCAGCAAAGAATGGTTAATCAAAGAACTAGGAGTTTTTATAGGTAAACCTGTCAGTATCGACATATTCGGGGGCTGGAACGGTGTTCTTGCTAGCATGTTGTTTCACGCACCCTATCCAGTAAAATACATTCGTAGTATTGATATTGATCCTAAGTGTGAAGAAATAGCTAATACTATGAATAAGCTTGAACAGATGCAAGGTCGTTTTAAAGCTGTCACTGCAGATATGTGTAACTTAAGAAGTGATGCTGATGTTGCTATTAATACAAGTTGTGAACATATAAGCCAAGATCAGTACGAACAATGGTTAACATGTTTACCACACAATAGTTTGTTAGTATTACAAAGTAATAACTATAATATTTACGAACACATACGAACTGCAGATAGCATTGAAGAATTTGTAGAACAAAGTAAGTTAAAAGTGTTTAAAGCTGTAAAACTTGACTTGCCTTTATACGAAAGATATATGATAATAGGTAAAGTATCCTAAACGCTTAATTTTGGATTATTAAGTCTATTATCAAAGTTACCACAGTTAGCAGCGCAAGTTGCAATTCTACCCTCACTATATTTTCTTCCGTCCCAACTCTGTTCTACTTTAGAAAAAAATTCATTATCTAGAATATCATACCAGTTATTATTATATAAGTTTAAAAAATGTTTATATTCTTCCCATAGTTTGTCCCAACCATCCTGAATGTTTAACGGTTTTTTTGCATAAGAGTAGGATCCTAAAAAACAACAAGGAACCAAGTTTCCTGAACTATCAATATAAAGAGACTTATTAAATTTTGCAAAACAATCAATCTGCGTATCCTCACTTTTTTTCAACCACTCATCAACACGTATTAGTGGTTGAAACACAACTTCATGCTTAAAAGTTTCATCGGAAGGAGGTTCTATTAAAGTTCCATCAGAACCAAAAAACTGTCTGCCTAAGATAGCATCAGTAGCAAATCTATGACTACGTATAGTTTCAAACTTTTTAAATCCGAATTCAACTGATTTTTTTCTAGCCAAGTCTATTTGATGTTGATTATGTTTAAATGCAATGAATTTCCACGTAGCGTTGCCACCTGAATTTATAAAGGCACACGCATTTTCAATTACTTTGTTAAAATTTACATTAACACGATAGATATGATTAGTATCCTCTAGACCATCAATTGCGAATATTACCTCACTTTTATCTCCTAATGCATCTGCCAATTGATTCCAAAATACTGTGCTTTTCATTCCACCGTTTGTGCTAATTTTTATTAAAGCATTTGTTTTGGATCTAATTTTTTTAATCACATCAATAAAATTAGGAGCTGCACATGGGTCGCCCATAGACCCACTGAATAATATTTTATGTAATCCATTATAAACGTCATCAGGTATTCTGTCAAAAAAATCAGTATTTAAATAAGTTTCCAAAAACCAACTATGATCGTTTCCATATAATTCACGTGTGCATTGGGGGCAATTAGCATTACAAATACTGCTATTTTCAATGTCAAGGTTAGTTATTTTGTCGTAGAATTTCATGTTTTTTAACTATGTCTGCTATTAGTTCATTTGGATAATTAGACTTAAAACTTAGGAAGGCTAGTTTTTGCAGTTCTACAGAATTATAAGGTGTATGTAAATCTAGCTTTAAATGCTTTAAAAATTCTTCCATTTTTTCTTGACGTTCGGAACTTATTTGTATTAAAAAATCTTTAATTATTATAGATTCGTTCTTGTCAAAACAAAAAAACCAGTTAAAGGGTATTAATGTTTCATCATGTACAACCCAACTATTAGGGTGTAAACTAAATTTAAATATTCCTGCATCCCACATTTGTTCAATCCGTAGTAGCCATTGTTCTTTCCAATTCTGCAATACACCAAAACCTTGTGTGTAGAAGTCAGCTCCATGCCATTCAATAAAGATATGTCGTTTTATTTCATCTATATCAATAATTTTAAGTGTTGGTATATTATTTGTATTTGCTACACCATGGAATTTCATTTCACGAAGAAATCTTTCATACAATAATTCTTCGGTCCATAATTCATTTTCTCTTATAAAAGAATGATAATTCTTATCCCTATTAAAACTCATGCATAAGGTTTTACTATCTGGGCTTATATACGGTGTGTAAACTAAATTAGCACGAACATTTTGACTACCGTCCCAATTATATAGGTAACTCCAATCACTAAAATTCATATTTTTCTCCAAGAATATTTAGCTATAAATACCTATAGGAGAACAAAATGATTCGTGGTATCGGGGGCATTCCTTATATTAATTTAGATGATCATATTGACGTAGCAGGTTTTAAAGAGTTGCACTACAAAATTTGCAAAGGTATCGTATATGCGGAACATAAGAAAGAAGGCAATATGGTACAACCTGGTGGATTTGATGATGCATATCAAGTTCCATTTAAGCCAATATTCCAAGTGTTAGAAGAATATCATAATCTTCCTGAAGATCATGAGATTCGGGTTATTGGCAGAGAGATTGGGGAATATAATAATCGTGATAAATTTATATTATTTCTCAAATTAGCAATGGGAGCTTATGATGCATATCAATTTGTTTTCCTTAAAACTGAAGCAGGTGGTTGGGATAGTCGTTTTGAAGAAAAAAGTTGGACTCCTGATGTTAAATACTTTCCTGAATTAAAACTTTGGTTAGAAAACTTAGTTACTTCAGGTGTGTTCAAACATTTGGGTCGCATTATTTTCTTTAAGGCTGAACACGATTGTTACATGCCATTGCATCGTGACTTAATTTACCCTGACGAAAATGATTATTTTGACCACCGGCACGAATTCATTCATATCAGACCTAACTTAGATAAACCGTTTTATATTTGGGATCGTCAACTTGATGAGAAAGTTCTTGTTGAAAGTTGTGCTACATTTTTTAATGATCACGACTGGCACGCAGGTGGACGTACACACAAACAAACTTACAGTCTAAGAATCGATGGTATATTTACTGATGAGTTTCGTAAAAAAATTAAAATAGACCACCTAAATTATTATTGATTTAATTTTAGATTTTTGTATCTATTTAAATTTTTTATCCTGTTAAGCCAAGTTTCTCCTTCCGCTTCTTCGTGATATAAAATTCTCCTTTCAATTGCCTCTTCAGGTGATAGTAAAAGTTGACTTAGCCCAAAGTTATTAATTAAATTAATGTCGTTTATACTGTTAAAAAAATCGTTAGCCATTTCTTTAGCAGTTATGTGATTAAAACTTTCATTTTCCCACGCAATAGTATCACTGTAAAGTGTATGAAAATCTCCCCAATGTTTGTCAGTATTCTCCATACCTTGCATTTTGTAGCCGTATTTTGGTAAGTCCATTGACATTTTACTAGGTTTTAATGACGTACTGTTTGGTGCAGGAATTTCTAATCCCCAGACTAAAGTGCTTTGATTTGACAACCAATGTTTTTTTAACCAATCAAAGGTATTTTGTTGCGATTGTACAGTTTCTTTAGGCAAACCAACAACTAAAGCAATTGTAGCTCTAAATGGTAATTGGCTATCTCTATAATATTGTCCTATCTCAAGAAGTCCATCCTGTAATCTATCGGTTTTAATTCCTTTACCTATGACCTTTGATGTTTCTTGGTTCATACTTTCGACTCCATAAAAATGTCCCAAAAATCTCATTCTAGCTAAATGTTCTCTGTCTTGTTTTCTAAGAACTAATAAATCTGCTCTTATAAAACCTGATAGGTAAGGTTGAAATGAAAGTTTTTCGGTCGCATCTGCAAATTTTATAATTTTCTCTGTTGTGTCGTTAAATGTTTCGTCTGCCACTAGATATTTGCTTATACCATACAAATCGAAATTTTTTTGCAATTGCAACTTGTAATCTTCTGCATCTCTTGTATAATCTCCCTTAACGCCTAATATAGGAAAATTACAATAAGGACATTCAAATTTACAACCCCTTGACATTTCCACTCCTGTCCATTCTTCGGGAACTAAATAATCTCTAGGTTCATATTCAACATATAATGATTTCATAGGAGCAGATGGATAAAATACTGACCCGTCAACTACTTTTTTTCCGTTTACAATAGTGAATTTAACAGATGAGCCATTACTAAACAAGTATTTTAACAATACTAACATAGCGTTTTCACCATACCCTGTGATAAAGTAGTCTGCTGCATTTGTCATCATTTCAGGTAAGTATTGACCACCAACTAAAATTTTTATATGAGGAAAATTTTCTTTTATCCAATTGCAGTAAATATCAAATTCTTTTGAAAAAGTACCAAAATTGCAACTAGCACCGATAAATTTTAAATTTTCGTCATATCTCTGTCTAAAAATAGTTTGCAATTCATCTAACGAAAAATGGTTAGCGTAATTAATCACTTCGATATTCCAACCATGCTGCCTTAAGAAAGAGGCAATTCTATGAGCACCTAAACTTCTGTATGGATGATGCTCCTCTAAACTAAAAATTACGGCTCTAAACATATTCCACAATTTGTAAACTAACTTTTGGTATAGAACTTAAGTTTGCACTACCATGTATTGCTAAAGGATCATCAAATTCAAATATATCTCCTGCTTTGTAATCTTTAATTAAAAAATCTTTATACATGAAAATGTGACCAGGTACGTAATCTTGATATGGAATCCACAATCTACGCACTGACCCACTATCATCTTTAAAAGTATCTTGATGCAACGGAAATGTATAGGTAGGATTTAATTTAACGAACCACCAATTTAAATTTCCTGAATTATGTATAGGAAGATCGATGTTATGCAACCCTTCAAATTTACTGTAGAAATAAAACTTTGCCCCTGCAGACTCAGTTAAATTCCATTCATCATATTGTTTTTTACTTAATTTGTTTTCTTCTGCACCCGGTCTAACTTGAC